TTATTTTACTTCAAACCAAAAGTTCCCGTCTGATACATTTTCGGGCGCTGTCTCAGATGTTGTAAACTCTGCTTTGTTTGTCAACTCGTTTTCAGCATCGCTGACACGTTCCGTTAATGTGCTGACTTCCTGCGGCAATCCTTCCACATCTTCCATGTTCTCTCTGAATGAATCGAAGCGTTCGTCGGCATCATTCAAACGTTCTTGCAACGTGTCGAACTCATCGCCGTTCTCATTCACTCTCGCTTGTGCGGCTTCGACGGAAGAATCACCGTCAATAACAACTTGATCTAATTGCTGTTGAGTGTTTTCCGCTAAATCCTTCGCATAACTCGCGTTCGCTTCCGCTTCGTCAGATTGTTCTTTTGCGCCGTCTGCTACGCCTTCGACTTCTACCATTGCTTTAATGTTTACGTTGAAACGCTCAAAATTCTTGTTCGTCGTCACGTAATAATTTTCATCGAAAAGGCTGTCGGTCGGCATAATACGCATCTTTTCAAAACGGCTCACTTTTTCACCTCATTTTTCAATCGTTCATTTTCTTTTTCAAGAACAGCGCATCTTTTTTCCAATTCTTCTATTTTGCTGTTCATCATTTCCAATTTTTCATCTAACTCTTGCGTAGCCTTTACGTTGTACATCGTTACTTCATTTGTGCGAACTGCTTGCTTATCTTCGGTAGCAAAAATGCCTGATTCCTCGGCTATTGTTCCTGTTTTCTTGACATTTTTCCCTTCTTCGATCTCGGAAATTAAATCGTAGTGAATAATGTCTAACTTGTTGATCTCGTCTAATGCTTGACCTTGGAAGGGCTCGATATTTCGTTTTATATTTCGTGACGAACTTGTGACGTATTCCTGCGCTTGGATGCTCGCCCCTGTGACTGTACCGCCTAAATCTACGCCGCTGTCATGCGCTTGAATGCGTAACGTTGAACCATCATCCCTGTTTCTGTGTCGCACTTCCCATACAGCGCCGTTTCTTCGGTTTGCGCCGCCGTAATATTGGGTCATGTCGTTTGCGTTTTCACCTTGCTCCATGATAATGGAAGGTTGGTCAATGCCTGTCATGTCTGTGTCGTAGTCAACATCCCCAGACACTAGACGGCGGTTTGCGTACAATTCCAGGCTTGAACCTTGTAACGCGCCGTTATACGGACCTGATACTATCGTTGTGTTTTGCTCTCGACTTGTTCGGAATACAGGTCTTATCAGCCCTTGATTTCTTGTTCCGATGCTGAAAAAATCTTCTTCAATGGTTAGGGATAGACCTCTTACACTGTCGTCACTAGCCGCCCATGCAGGTCCAAAACTGCCGATATGGTTATCGACGCTATCATAAAAATCAAGTTCATATTGTCCGAAAGTCATAGATAGATCGCCGTTGGTGTAGCTTTCTAAATAACCATTTGCAAGCGCCAATGAACGCCCATTCGATTCTTGAAATATCTCTGAGCCTGTAATGGTCACACCGTCTATATTTATCCCTTGCAACGTTCCTGCTGTCACCACATCGGCAACAATTCCCGCGCCTGTTATCGCGTTTTGAAATTCTTGCCCGCCATCATTGCTCACGCCTAGCCCTGCTGAATTAAATAAGACAACATTGTTCGGGTCGTCGGGGTCGATAGCAATAATGCCGTTATCAAAGATCAATTCCGTATTTGCGGAAAGTAGCAGGTTTGTCGCTAACTTTGTAGCCACATCCAAAAAGCTGAAAGGCAACGTTTTTCGACCTTCCTGCAATTCACTAATCATATCTGCCGCCGTTTGCAAATTGGAACGATGCCTTTCCCGTAAGCGATGGCTACCGAAAGTAACGTTTTGATTGATGACATCCCCATTTGCGTTTCGCTCGGTTTCAACTTCGACGATGCGAATATCAGAGTTGAAATTAATACGGTCATCAACAAGTGTTACTACATCGCCGTTTTGCGGTTGGGAATAAGGGTAATCGTCAAGGGCTTGAAAGTCTGCGGTAATCGAAACTTTAACGCTATCATCGACAAGCCTTTCAAGTTGGTTATCCATCGTTTCCGTTGTCGTTATACTTCCGTTTTTGATCGGCGGGGCGTGGCGAATCCCGACAACATCGGCAAGGGGTGAAGTGTATTCACGTTGGATATTAGCGATGTCTTCGACGCTATCTTCGGATTCCTCATAGTCGCCGTATCCTCTGGCATACGTCCAAAACTCGCCCGCATCCGTTTCTTTGCTTATATTAGAAGCATTAAGCCGCCAATGAAGAAAAAAGGGTTGATTCCTTTCAATTTGTTCACGTAAGTCTATACGATCGCCCACGATCTCAAATTCCGCGCCGTATCGCTCAATTCCTCGTTGAAATGATTCAAGCCTTGATTCGCCATCGCCCAACCCTTCAAATTCGAGGGCGTAGAAATCGTCTATAAGGGCGAATGAATAGCCTGTATCCTCTAATACAAGCGAAAAGAAGGCGTTTGCCGTGAAGCTTTGATCGTAACGCTCATAAATGCGGTCATTATCAAGATCGTCTAAGAATTGGTGGCGCGCTCGAATGTTCATTCTGCTTCGTTCTCCGACACCTTCAAAGGTGACATGACTTATACGCCATAATGTTTGATCTTGGGGACCTTCAACGCCGCCGATTTGCCACATTTCGTTAATCTCGTTCATAAATTCATCGTTGATGTCGTTAGATCGCAAATCAACGCTTAAAACAACGTCTGAATTAATTTCATCTTGGAGGGTTGTCTTTCCGTCCATCATGAAATGGTCATTGTTTGGGCTTATACAATACAAAGAAGGCAAAAGCTAACCTCCTTTCTTAGATATAATAAAAGCGCGTATCAACGGCTATTTTTGCCGATGAAGCGCGCTCCATTCGCAAGGTGTTCCACCCTGTACTTAGGGTTAAAAACTCTTTGTCTGCTTCATTTAAAGCGTTCAGGCTGTTTCTAGTAACTTTTGCTTTGTCATAGACAAGCGTATCGTCATTTCCCATATCGCCGTTAAAGGTAAGCTGTGAACCGTTGGTGACGTTTGTCACTCTTATTCCGTCATCGCCGCCGCCAACTTCACTAATGGTTATGGTGAAATCAATCTGAAAAGGGACAGGAAAAGCGACGTTGCTTGCGTTATAGATGCGAAATTCCTGTTCTTCTTCCACTTTATGGGTGTACTTTTGCGATTCCTTTTCAAAAGATAACCCCATGCCATGGCTCCATATTTCAGGTTGCAATGCGCCGCTTTCCTCTAAATCTAAGGATGTTCCAATGGATTCCGCAAAAGGTAGTCCGACTGTCTCGAACTCAATTTCCGTAAAGCCATACAGCCCTTCTTGCTCGAAAGAAAAGTCGCTAGAAGGGCGAACAAGATAACGCTTGCCGCCCACAAAAACATCTTCCGTCCCTTCTTTCATCCTTGCTTGTTCCGTCGGCTCAATAAAGGCATATTGCCGCATTTTCGGTCGGCGCAATTCCCGAATATAAAAGGGTTCGTTGCTGTTCAGTATGGCAAAAAGTTTATCCCTTAAAAGGGGAACGTGTAGCAACTCATAAGCGTGAAAGTAAACAGGAACGGTAATTGTTCGATCTTCATAATATGCGCCCATGTCTTGCCGTCCATGCCGCCCTTCGTGTGATTCATAGATAGTGTCTAGGCTGATCGACGACACAATAAAATCTTGAACGTTGCCGCCGATCTCGGACAGTAAAACTTTATCGCCGTTCTGTTTTTCGATCTCAACGTCCAATATGCCGCACCCCCTTTATCCTAATACTCTAGTTGCATCGGATAACGCATTTTCACTGTTGACATATGAGCGTATCCATTCGGCATCACCTTCGTTGTGAATATGCAATTCAATCGGCTGTTTGTTGACTGGGTTTTGTCTGTCACCGCTATTCCTCATGCGGCTTTGCGCTTGTCTATTGACATTGCTGATCTGTCCAGAAATATCCGTTTCAGGCGATTGTAAATGAGGGTTAAAGGCATCTTCGATATGATTTGCCATAGATGCCGTTGCATCGACCGCACGTTGTTCTTCGTCGTGAATGCCGTCCGCTAACCCCTGGGCAACAAATCCCCCGATGTCAGCAAATACCTTCGATGGTGAATTGATATTAAGTGCGCTTTGTGCCGCGCTTGCCACGCTTGAAGCCATGCTACTAGCCGCGCTTACGGCACTACTAGCCGCATTGGTGATGCCGTTTGCCAATCCGCTTACAACGCTTCGCCCTGCACTCATCATGTTACTGGCGTACCCTGATACCGTACTAACCATATCGGACATCATGCCGCTTACGGTTGAAAGTGCATCACCCATGCCGCTACTGACACTGGATACGAACGATGAGAACGTGGACGATATAGAGGAAACGACGCTACTTCCTGATGATGAAACGTTTGATACAATGCTTGAAAAGTTGCTAGATACAGTGCTTGCCGCATCGGACATTGAACTTGTAACGTTGCTTACAACGGATGAAAAACTGCTTGAAACGTCGCTTACAATGTTGCTAGTTGCTGATAGCGTCGAACTAACGGCACTAGAAAAGTTGCTCGATATCGTCGATGCAACGTTGCTCATAGACGAAGTAACATTGCTTACAACGCTAGTGAATGAACTGGTCACGGATGAAACAATATTGCTTGCTTGTGTGCTTGCCGTGGTAACAGCGCTACTCATATTGGTTGTAACAGTGGTAGAAATATCGCTAAATGTGCTAGTGAACGAATCAACTAAGCCAGTTGCAACATCCATCACTGAGTTAGCAATGTTCGTGACGCTTGATTCCGCTTCGCTATCGCTTTCGTTGATGCCCTGGGTAAGCCCTGCAATCGTGTCGTTTCCTACGTCCATCATGACGCGCGACGGTGAATTAATGCTGAAAAAGTCCGTTATTGGGCTAAGAAGATTATCGTCAACAAAACCAGTGACGTTACTCCATAAATCGCCGCCCATGCTTTTAATGCCTTCCCACAAGCCGCTTATTAAGTCTGCGCCTGCTTCATAGACATCTTGTGCAAATTCGCTTATGCCGTCCACAAACCAGTCGATGACATCGCCGCCGACTTCAAATATTTGCGTTGAGCCTTCCGCGACAATTTCTTCGACAAACCAGGTAATTAAGTCCCAGGCGGCATCTGCTATGACATCTAAGCTATCAAGAATACCTTCTGCAAGCGTGACAACAAGTTCGATACCTGCTTCAATGATCTCAGGAAGCATTTCCACAATCGCAAGTAAAAGCGCGTCTATGGCTTCGCCGCCCGCTTGCGCTATTTCTGGTAGATTCTGGATAATGCCATCAATGAGCGCGAAAATAATTTCGATGCCTGCTTCGATGATTTCGGGCAGTAGTTGAATGATGCCGACAAGCAACGTATCTATGATTTCGATTGCCGCATCTAGTAACTGGGGCAATATCTGAATGATACCGTCAATCAAGGCAAGTAAAATCTGGATACCTGCTTCTAATAATTGAGGTAAAGCATCAACAATCACTTGTAGCAACGATTCAATGATTTGGATACCCGCTTCGATCAACGTAGGAAGCATTTCAATGATACCGTCGATCAAGGCAAGTAAAATTTCGATACCTGCTTCGATGATTTGAGGTAAGGCTTGCACAATGGTTTCTATCAGCGTAGTTATGACCTCGATTCCCGCTTCGATGATAGCGGGCAAGGCTTCTGTCAACCCCTCGACCAACGCTGTTATAATTTCGATCGCCGCCTGTATGATCTGAGGTAAGGCTTCTGTAATTCCTTCTACTAAGGTAGTAATAATCTGAATAGCTACCGATATGATGATAGGCAGAGCCGTTGTGATACCCTCGACAAGCGTTTCTATGATGGTTAAGGCTGTTTCTATGATTTGGGGTAAGGCTTGTAGGATTCCTTCTATCAGCGTTGTTATAATTTCTAGCGCCGCCATGATTAATTGCGGCAAGGCTTGGAGGATGCCGTCTACAAGCGTGGTCAACAATTCAAGCCCTACTTGGATAATTTCGGGAAGCATCGTCGTCAAATATTGCACGTACATTTCTATGATTTGGACTGCAACTTCCGCAATTTGAGGAATAGCTTGCACAATGCCCTCAATCAACGATTCAAGCATTTCAAGCCCTTGCTCCATGATTTGAGGGGCGTTTTCTTGTATCGTTTCGATGAAACTTTTCATGACTTTAAGGGCGCTTTCTATCCACTGAGGAAGATTTTCTTGCAAGCCTTGAATGAGATTCATGATAATTTCTGCGCCGTTTTCTATGGCTAACATAGCCATTTCTTGTAGGTTTTCCGCCCATTCGAAAACCATTTCTGCCATATTCTCTATGGCTTCCGAAAATTCCATTTCACCTTTAAATACGCTTATCATGTCCGTTGCTATATCCGTTTGGGTAAACAGCAATGTAAGCGCTCCAGCTATCATGCCTAATGGTCCAAACAACGCCATGACAACTGGTGCTACTGCCGTTACTACTTCAAGAAAAGAATCAAACGCAAGGCGCGATTCTTCGATGGTTTCATTGAAAGAATCAAACCCTTCGACGATAGCATCAACGGCTGATGAAATCGCTGATTGAATAGATTCCCATGCGCCATCTACGAAGTTACGGAAATCTTCGTTAGCGAAATATAACGCTGTTAATGCGCCGATGAGCGAAGTTATTGCCCCTATAATCAAACCAACAGGGCTAAATATAGCCGCTACTGCTGCGCCGAAAAGTCCAAACGCCTTTGCAACCGCACCTACTACCGTCGCTAAAACGCCGCCGCGCGCGATGATTGCTGAGTAGGCGACCGCTAATGCCCCTAGGCTTCCGTAAAAACGCGCTACAAAGTTTATAAGCATCATGAAGCCAGTGAGTAACGGCGGTATAACAGCAACCAACCCGACAAATCCCGCGATTGCTCCCTGTACAGGGGTTGGCAAGTCTGCGAACCATTCGATAACGCTACCGATGGCATTCCCTAGCCCTAACATGGCAGGAATGAGAAGCGATTCAATCGCGGGGAATAATTGGTCGTTAAACATGTCAATAACGGCGGTCGCGGCGGGTAGGAACGCGGCGAAAATGGTGCTTGTGAGCCTTGTCCATGATGCGCTGAAATCGTCGGCGGCTTGAATCGCATCTTCGCTCATAACAAGCCCTAATTCTTCGGCTTCTTCCCTGGCATCTTCCATGCTTATCGTTCCATCTTGCAAGGCAGGTAGTAACCTTCGCCCTAGTCGTTGCCCGAAAAGGTCTGTAGCCGCCGCCGCTTGCTCGGATTCGTTTGTCATGCCTGATAGTTGTTCGATAGCTTCTTCGAAAACTTCGTCTGTATCGCGCAATTCACCGTTCGTGTCATGAACAGAAATGCCCAGGTTGTCAAACGCTTCTGCGTATTGCCCTGTTCCGTCGGCGGCTTCGCCAATGCGTGTGTTCAAACGTCCTAGCGCGCGGTCAAGGTCTTGTTGTTCCAAGTTGTTTTGTTGCGCCCAATAAGACATTTCCTGATAGGATTCCACGCCAACGCCTGCTTGTGCCGCCATCTGTTGAATCTCAATAGCTGTATTGGAATAAGAACTTGCTAACGCGCTTAAAGCGCCTATGAGGGCGACAATAGGTCCAGTTGTTACCGCTGTAACGCCTGCCCCGAATTGTGCAAGGTCGGATGTTATGCCCTGTATATGCGTTGACACTTCTTGCATTTGCCTACCTGATTCCGCGATGCCTGACATATCAGCGTTATCAATCGCCGCTTGCATATCGCTTGCCGCGTTTGATGCTTCTTGAAAAGCCGCGACCATGCTAGAATTATCGGCGGTCATCACCGCTTCAACGCTATAACTTTCAGCCAAACACTCACCTCCTTGCTTTCATACATAAAAAAAGAGCCTTATTAGGCTCGTTTGTTGATGCGTTTGGCTGTTTCAGCCATGCTAGATTTCTTCTTGTCTTTTTCTGTTTGCTTTCCTGAGACTTTCTTTTCTGCCTTCTTATGGTCATAGAACTCATCAAAAGACTTGAATACAGGTTTTTGCTTTTTCGTTTTCCCCTTGCCTGTTTCTTTCGTGGCTTTTGCTTGTTGATTCGTCCATGATTGAAGGTGAATGTCTCTTTCCATATCGACGCGCTGTAATTGTATTGCTTCCATTCGCAAACCATAATTTTTTAGCGTTAATGCGTCGATTTCGTCGTCGCTCATATTGAAGTAACGAACGCAATTGATATATACATCATCAAACGTTAAGCGCTCTGATTCCGTTTCTTTTTCTCCTTCTCGATGTTTTCTTCGGTGTTTTTGATTTTGTCTGCCAATAGTCGTTTCTTCTTTAACTCGTTCAAAAAATCATTTGTCATTTCGTTTAAGCCTTTTTCTTCTGCCATATCTTCAATGGCTTGTTCGATGTCGTCTGTCGAAGGCTTATCCTTTTTCACTTGATGCAGACCTGCTTCAACAATATCTTGAATAATCAGTGGGTCTTGTTGGTCTAGCTTTACCACCAACATGTTAATGCCGTTCCCAAACCGAACGCCGTTATTTTCGATGAAATGCCGCTTGTCCATTTCTTTAATGAACTTCATGCCAAAATTTAACTCATAACCTTTGCCGTTGATCTCAATATTCATTTTATAATCACCCTTTGCATTCGCTTAATCCGCTGATAATCGTAAAAAAAGAGAGGGTCACGCCCTCTCATTGCTTTTTATTCGTCATTTTCGCCTTCTTCATCGCCGCTACCGCCGCTAGATTCTTCGACTTCTACTTCGACGGTTGCTTCTAATCCTTCATAAGATACCGTTATTTCGGTATCGCCTTCGTTGTTCGCTTCGACGGTTCTGCCGTCCATTGAAGCGATAGAGTTACTATCTGTTTCAAAATCAGCGTCCGATGTCACTGTCTCGCTTGAATCGTCATCATAATTAACGGTGACAGACAAGTCCTGCGATTCCCCTACTTCCATATCAATAGATGATGGATCTACCTCAATAGTTTCGGGGCTAGGACTCTCCCCCACCACCACCATTTTCGCCGCGCGGTGTAGTATCACGGAACTCGTATTGAACCGCCGCTTCTTGATCTGCGGTAAGCGTCGCATAATCGAACTGCGGGTGCATTTCAATGTTCAGAGTTCCAGTCACTTCAGGCTCATCTTCTGCGCCTGCGACATCTTCCCAGGATTCAAGATAACCTTGCGCGTAAATGGCAGGATATTTGTCATCGTCGTTTTTTGCATCCTCATCGACGGTCAATTCCCAAACTTCAAGCCGCTTGCCTTCAATCACTGAATTTCTAAGCATTTTTGCAACTGGGTCATCTTTTGCTTGAATTGCCGTGATTTCGACGGTTGATTCAAGTTCGCCCACCTGCAAGATAGGTCCGTCTTTTGTGATAATGCGGTCCATATCACGCTCATAAGAAAATGTATGCTCTGTTTGGAACACTAACTTCGCGGCTTCTTCGTCTTGTTTCTCTTGCAAACGAAAAAGCAAGATTTTATTTCTACCGTCTACCATTTCAATTCCTTCTGGCACTTAAAATCCCTCTTTCTTTAATGGAATAAAAAATGCACCTCAACTACGCCGTGTAAAAGGGCGGTTGAAGTGCTTGTATCTAGCAATATTTGATCGTTGATGCCTTGTTCAATGATCTTGAAATTATCCGTTCGCTTGATCTTTCGCATTTCGACTTTTAACTCATCTATCATGCCCATAAATGCGGCGCGGTTCGTTCCCTGGGGCTGTTCGCCGTTTCGTTGAATCGCGTAAACGTGTACCGTCTGATGCACTTCGCCGTATAAAAAGCGTTTGGTGCGGCGGTCACTGTTCATTTGCTCGCCAACGAACACGAAAGGATAATCCGCGCTGTCTGCGGGTAAATAATCGTAAGTGTCAAAACCTAAGTTAAGCGACGCGGAAAAGACAGCATCATATATCTGTTGTTGGGGTGATTTCGTTGCCAATTCATCACCTCACTAAGTTCTGTATATCTCGTAAAAATTGCGCGCGTTCAGCATAAAAAGCAGGACGGACGAACGGTTGCGCGGCGGCGAATCTCGTCCCCCATTCGACGTAAGATGCGTAATTTGTGCGCGGTGCCACCGTTGCGGTGAATCCTGCATCGGACATTGTTAGGCGAATCGAACGCCTTGTCGCGCCTGTCGTGTATTTCCCTGCAAACGTGGCGTTTTGCTTCATTCGTCGATCAAGTGAAGCCCCGCGCCTTCGCACAATGTTTTTGACATCCCTGTTTGCATTTCTTGCCCTGCGACCTAACGCCCGATCAAGTTCCTGCATTCCGTTCAGTTTCATGTCTGCCATGGCTTTACGCTCCTTCTAAGAAGAAAACGGATTGATTGCGATGCCTGACATGGCGACGAACGGAAAAGGGCTTATCGTCGATTTCTACACGGTCATACGCTTTGTTGTATGGTCGTTGCAATCGGGCAATCGTGATGAATTGTTCGATGCTACCGAAAAGTTGAGAAGTCCTATCTGTACTCATCGGGGAAAGGTGACAAGGAACGGTTTCGCGCGTTGTCTCGCCTTCGACGTAGCCGCCTTTTTCTGGGTCATAGCTACCGCCTTCGACTTGTACAAAGGTGATCCTTTCTGCATATCTCAAAAGAAGAACACCTGCCCTTTGCCGTTCGCCCCTTCTCTTTCTGTTTCGTTGTCTATGATGCTTTGATAAGGCTCGAAATCTTTTTCGGGGTCATAGAACGAAACGGAATGCCCTTCAACGCTGTCTTGTTGCATCCCTTCGCTTCCTAATCGGTTGTAGCGACGAACGCCGATTTCAACAACGATATAGCGCAATCGTTCAGGAACTTCATCTTTTTCCAACAAATACAAAAGGTGATTACTGATACCCTCAATAATCACCCCGATTTGCGCGTCCTGCTTATCATCTTCAAGCCCGACAAGCGTTTTTATTTTCTTTTTCACATCTTCCATGTTTACTCACCTCGCACTAAGGCTTCGATGAGTTCGTGCTTTCGCAAGCCCCAGTATCCCTCGATGCCCCGATCTTTTGCCAACTCTTTCAAATCGCGAGCCGTCAAATATTCGTAATCCGTTTGTTTGGCTTTCGGTTTTGCATCTTGCACCAATCGTGAACGGTTAAAACCTGCAATCCCCATCATTAAACCTCTAGGGTGTGCTTGAAAGCAACAATCCGCACGTTCTTTGGCTCGTATACCCTTCTCCAATTCTCGGGGTCTTCAAGTTCGCTGTTCGTCGGTGCTTCGCCGTCTACCTCGGAAGCTGTAAAACGAACGCCGCGCGGGTGAAGGATGAAAGATTGACGATTAATAAGATAATCTTCACCTTGAAGGGAATCGCGGTCTACTTCCGTCGCATATTCTGGGTTTAATCGCCCATTTCCTAGACCGATAGCGCCTTGTCCGAAAATATAAGTTGTATATTTGGTATCCTCGTCGCGATCTGTTTCGCGCGGCAAGCCGTCATCTACAATGACACGGCGACCAATATAAGTTGGGATGGTTGGGTTGCCCTGGCTGTCTCTGGCAAATTCAATCAAATCTTGCTTTTTCATAGATGCATAGGTGTTACTATGAACTGCCATTGCTGTAAGCCGTTGCTCGGCATCGCCCAACGTGTGTACAGCGTCGATGAAAGATTCGGCGTTGAATCCGTTGTCTGAATCTAAAACGTTGCTTTGCATAGATTCAGCATTGAATACACCTTTAAGAAGGGAAATCAACGTTTTCTGCCGACGGCGCGCCCAATAGTTACCGACAAGGCTAGCGATTGCGCCTGCGGGGTCATCCCCAGACAATACATAAGCTAGGTCGTTTACGCCCCACGCTTTACCGCGAAGCAAAAGACCCGCCGCATCTCTGCCTGATGTGATTTTGCCTGGTGTTAGTGGGTCCTCATCGGACAGAACTTCGTCGTCGCCGTCTAAATCTTCCCAGAAAGGCATGTTAATAAGTCGCCCGCCTGATGTGGCTAGCGCGTCCAATTCTGGGTTGTTCGAAATGATGCCGCTTTGAGAGAGTGCGGAAAGTTGCGCTGTTTCTTGGATGACATAATCGTTAAATACCTCTGGTACGATTACATCGCTAATTCTTGTTGGCATTAATCATCGCCTCCGTTATCAATATCAAGTTCATCTTCAATCGTGCTTAATCGTGCAAGAATGCTGTTGTACTGTTCTTCTGTGCCGAATCCGTCGTCACCGTCGCTTCCGTCCTCGCCGTCTGAGCCTTGAAGCGATTCAAGCCAATCTGACTCTGAGCCTTCAAATCCGTTGTCCACGGCAATTTCATAGGCTGATGCGCCATCGTCGCCATCTGAACCGCTACCGCCGCCCTCGACGGCATCTTCGTCGATCTGACCGCTTCTGTCCGTGTCGTAAGTGGTCTGCAATGTGCGCGGTACACGTTGTTTTGCCATCGTCTACCTCCTAGCCGCTTGTTGTAGTTGTCGGGCGCGCTCCGGTTCTTCCTTGAACAAGCGCCCTTGTTCTGTTAAGTTCAGCGTTTCTTTTGCGAATGGGTTGCTAGATTCTGTGTTGCCGCTTGTGTCTTTCGGTGTTGTTTGTCGTAGCTGTTCTTTCACACCTTCGGTCACGGCTTCGTCAAATTTCTCTTTGATCGCCTTGATTGATTTCTTGATTTCGTCGTTGTCGTTTAAAGCAACTAACGAATCAGCGAATGAATTGGGTAAACCGTTATCTTTCAAATCGCTTTGCACCTCGTTGTACAGTTGCTTGCGATTCAATTCATTTTCACGGTTTTCTAGTTTTTCAAGCCGTTCTTTGTACTCGGCTTCCTTCTTTTCTTTCTCATTCATTTGCGCGTATTCTTCGCCTTGCTCTCTGGCTTGCTGTTCAATGCGCTCTTTCTCTTTGTCGAACTCGCGTTGTTTCTTTTCAAGGGCGCTTTCTACCGCTTTAGAAATGGCGCTATCAAGTTCTGACTGGCTATAGAATATTTCCCCTTTCCCTTGTCCACTGTCGCCTTGTGCGCCTTTCTGGTCGTCTTGTTGCCCTTGTCCTTGATCTCCTTGCCCTTGATCGCCTTGATCTCCCTGGTTTCCTTCATTGAAAAATTGGAGGTCCATAGGAAAATATCGTTTATTTTTTAGCATTGTTTTGTTCGCTCCTATCCCTCGCACGTAACGCCGCGCCCACATTTCTGACATAAAAAAAGACCCCGCCCACACGCTTTAGCGTCCGTTCAGTGTCTTTTCGCCTGCCGTTATGTGATTGTTTCGCTACCCGCGAAGTATTCGTCGTCATGTAGCTTTTAACGCCTTCAACATGGGTTGGGCGTGGAATTAATCTAATTCGTACAAATCAATGATTGTCTTTATTGCGTTTACCGTTTCCGCGTCAATTTCAACTTCACCAACCGAAAAGTCAAAAGATGCAGTTGGTAATTCGTCTTTAGAGAAATCTATTTTTATATGCTGTAGAGCAGGTATTTCGTAGCCATCTACCAAAAAATCATAATCACGCATTTCAGTGATATTATTATTCTTTACTTTCTCTTTTCCGCGTTCGTTCAATTTAATTTCTAATTTCGGCAATCCGTACATTCATTTCATCCTTTCGTGATAGATGCACCCGAAATCTTTTGTTGTTTCAAATACAGGCGTTTTGTTGTGATTGCATAAGCCGTTCTTTCGCTTTTCTTCGATGAAGTATTTGCAGGTTTTGCATCGTTTCATAGAATCGCCGCCTTTATTCGTCTGGAATGATCGGGGCTGTACTGCATCGGCAATTAGGATGAAATACTGGGGCATTTACACCTATTTGCATGTCACTAACTTCATAAATCTCGCCATCATGTTCGGCGCAATCCTCGCAAGCATCTGTTTCGGAAACGATGTCATAGTGTGTCATCCCTGCTTGCTCATATGAACGCTTTTGCGTTTGGATTTGCACCCTGGCTGTTTCCGTTCGCATGATGCGCTCGGTATTATAAACGCTGTTGCCGATCTCGCGGCGCATGTTTTGCGCTAACTCGCGAGGTCCTGCACCCTGGGTAATTTGTCGGCGTAATTGCGTATTTAAGTTTTGAACTAAAATATCCCTGTTATCCCATATCCGATCACTGAATAATTCGCCGTGAAACTGGTATCGAACAAGTTCTTCCATTTCTTCCGACGACAATGAAACGGTCATTCCTAAAATTCCCGATTGCCGCCGCGTTTCCGAACGCGCAATTTCTTCAAGTCGATCTGTTACGTCAATTTCGCTCAATCCATGCGCCCGCGCTGTTTCCAGGTCGGCATACTTTTGCATAAGTTGCAGGCGTGAAACTCTCATTTGCGTGTTGTATTGTCGCATTTCGGCATTCGCACGATCTGAAAAATTTCCTTCTGCGACGTATTCCTGCGCCTTGTCCTCAAATTGCCTTATATCCGTTTGATCGACGGTTTTTTGTGCTTCCGACAAGGTGAAGCCCTCATCGCTAGCGTACTTCGAATACAAGCGCGTAATTTCTTTGTCTGCTTCGTCGGACGCTTCTTCGAAATGCTGTGTGATGCCTTCCAAGACTTCATCATCCCGCAAGGCTTCCATTTCGGATTGCTCACGTTCGCGCTCTGCCCAGTATCGTTGTGAGTTAGGCATTTCCTTAATCCCCTTCGCCGTTGCCGCCTACATAATCGCGGTTAGGGTTCATGCCTGCTTGCCCGATGCGTTCTTCATTCAAGCGTTCGATTTCCGCTTCTGGATTTTCGACGAAAGAAAGTAATGAAAGCATTGTTTCCTCGGACAACTGCCCGCCTAAATCGGTAAATAAATCAACTTCGTTTGCTACGTCTTTTGGCAGGTTTGGCGTGAACTGTATGCTTAATCCGTCCATATTCCCGCCTGACAGTTCGCGTGAAGTGTTCATCACATTTGCAAGAAGCCTGTATCGGTTCGACAATGCCCGCTTGAATAAGCGCTCTTTTATGGCTCTCACTTGCTCCAATCCGAATAGCTTGTACTTCATAGATTCGCCTGATTCCTGCCCTGAAAAGTTTGTATCGTTCATGTCAGGCGTGTTGGTGAACTTGTGTATATCTGTCTGCAATCGGTCCTTGTAACTTTCTGAGCCGCTAACGTCATACTGCTTGTATATATAATCAGCGTCGGCGCTACCTTCTCGCCCTTCGCTGTCTTGTTCTGTTTTCAAGAAAAGGATGTTTGATTTTTTCATTTCGGCTGTTTGCTCGCTCGTCAAGTCTAGGTTTCCCTTGATTACTAACATGGCATCGTTTAAATCGCTCATGTAGTTCGCTGTGTCTGATTGCGCCGCGTCGTACAGGTCGATCAAGTTTAAGACATTCTCATAATCGCCTTGTCTAAAACGATTGTTGCTGTATTCGTTGATCGGAATGCCCCCGAAATAATGCGTTTCCCTGCCTGTTTCTTCAAGGGTAATTACTGTTTCATCGCGGCTTTCATAACGAATGATTTCACTATCCGTATATATTTCCACCTTTAACGGCGCGTTGGCTATCATGTCGTTCTTATGATACCTTGCCGCCGCTATCGGTTTGTGTTCGACGGTATCATCGTAAATGACAAACGTATTTAACGGCGATGAAATAGCGATACGGTTTTCATCCCTGCTGTTCCTGTACAGCAACTCATACGCCCGCCCATAAATGGACAAGTCAAGTACTAAATCACTGTTGATAGCATCGGCGTCGTTCAGTTTGTTGATCTCGCGTATCGCTTCTTGTACGTTCTCATCTTCGTGCTGTACAGTGATTGGATTTCCTGCAAGATAGCCTGTTATGAACTGGCTAACATATTTTGCGTAGTTATGCGTTGCCCTGTAATCAGCTTTATGATCTTCTGCCTGATGCCGTTCGCGGTCATTCAAAATCATTGTATTGTCGCCTAAATAATAATCGTCCAATTCATCTAAGCGCGGTCTTTGCTCGCTCATATGATGCTGTATCATGTCTTGTAAATCCTGCATGCTTTCAAGTAATGATTGTGCAGGTGACGTTTCCCCTTCTTCATATCTATAATGATCGTTAGCCGATTTCGGAAAGCGCCGCCCTTTGTGTTTCGTGAGCGTTACCATACCGCACCTCCTTTACACTATCCGTTTTAATGATTATTTCTTTATATAAATGTAAACTTCTTTTGTTGACTCATCTTCATGAGATTCTGGCGGCATATAAACACCTCTTTTTACAATCCTAGGTTTTTGATCGCGCCGATGGTTTCTTTTACATTTGCCTTGCTTTTGTCTAAGTGGTATCGCTCCATGCTGTACCTAAGAGCGTCGATAATGTGATTGTTTTCGTCTATGGGCTGATTAAGCCAGTTGCCCTCTTTGTCTTGATCGAAAATGTACGTATTAAATTCTTCTGCCGTCCGTACACAAGACGGATGAATATATATTTTGAAGCCTTGAAGGAACTGAATGCCGTGTCTGATGCTGTCTGGCTTCTTTACGGCTTTGTGAATCCTTCTAACGCCTTTTCTGCGTAATTCTTCTATCGTTCGGGGGTCTGAGTTGTCGGCTGTAATGGAAGCCTTCATGAACCCTTTTGATTGAACCATGTTGTATATATCGTCAGTGAGCATTCCCACTTCGTAATGTTCGTCATAAATCCATATTTCCTTATTCTCCAAATCGACGGCGCTTGCTACAATCGTTGTCGGGTCGTTTGTGAAGCCGAAATCCATTCCCTGTGTTGTTTCTTGGATTTCCTTAATCTTTTCTTCGATGTCGAAATCTTTAACCTCGAAATTCTCAAATACAAGCCCCTCTGCAACGCCCCACTCGCCATCACAAACAATTCGAGCGCGTCTGGGATTTGTCCTGTACAAATCCTCATAACGCGCCCTGTCCACATCATCAAGCCATTCGTTCACACGGAACGTTGTCGTAATGGCGAATGTGTCATTCTCTCTGGTTTCTTCATCGAAAAACATAGGCTTTAAAAAGTGCCGTTCGCTCCAAGGGTTAAAGGTAAGCGTGATTTGCTTGAAAAAATCAGGGCTGTCATAACTGCCGCGAATGGATTCCACAACAGTACGCAATTTGTCAGGGCTTTCTAACTGGTAGGCTTCCTCTATCCACAACCATGTTAATAAACCTACTTCGACGGTGATAGATGTGATTTTCAGTTCATCATCCAATCCACGAAATAGGATTTTTTGTCCTGTTGGTTTGTACGTTATTTCGGGTAGCGACTCATTGAAGCTGAATAAATTAGAAACGCCCATGCGGTTAGCCGCCCACTTCAAATCAGTGAACGTGCTTTGCTTGTTCGTGTTGGAATACCTGCGAATGACAAGCAAATTTGCCCACGGATATTTCATGATTCGATAGATAAAATTAAGGGCTGTATTCTTTGATTTCTTCGAGCCACGCGATCCTTTAACCGCGCGATAAAACTGCTTGTTGTGCCAGTGTAATTGTCAACTCAAAATCCGGCCAAATGTTCATTGAATTTCCGTCCAATCGTGAACTCTTTCACAATTTTTTTAGCCGAAAAAATGAAGCAAAATCTTCTGTGTTGATCAGCTTGTTGGTAGGTCAAAAGACCTGTTTGCAGCCAGCCGTTAGAATCGCATGCCTTTGAATGTTTTTATCCTACGTCTGTATTCAGTTGTCAAAGAACAGTGAATCAAAACCCTTTACGCTACCCGTTTGCCATAGCGAGGATCGTTACGAGCCTCGAATGGTTATCATCGCTTTTAGCTTTCTTTAGATGCCATTCCTCCTTCGTCTTCGTCGACCGGGATTACTGCTGAACGTCGTCCGCATCCTGGGTGCCCAGCCACTCTTTGGTCTCTTTCATGCGATAAGAGCTCCCATTCATATTGACAATATGCGCTTGATGCGTGAGGCGATCAATCATCGCCGCGGTCATGACCTCATCCTGAAAGATTTCCCCCCAACGTTCAAAAGAGAGATTCGTCGTGATAATCGTCGATTTGCGCCCTGCCCGGAGGGAGAGATGAGTGAAGAGTTGTTCTGCGCCTTCTTTATCAAAGGAGATATAACCCATCTCATCGGCGATCACCAGATCATATTTCTCGAATCGGCTTTGAAAATTTCGAAGGGTTTTCTCCGCCCGTGTTTCCTTGATTTGGTTGACAAGAATCGGCACCGTCGTAAACCATACTTTAAACCCTTCCAAACAAGCTTTCATTCCCAAGCCGATCGCCATGTGCGACTTTCCCGTTCCGGCATTCCCGGCAAAAATGGCATTCCGTCCTTCGCGGATAAAATCCAGGCTTTTCAAGGTATTGAGCTTTTTCTGGGCATCTTCGGGCAAGTCTTGAACCGAAAGATCCTCCAAGTATTTTTTCTGATTGAATTCAGCCCGGCGGATGCGGTTATATCGGGCCGATTCCCGCCGGGCATCTTGTTCTTTTTGTAGGAGTTGAGCTAGAAAGGCTTCGTAGCTGATGTCTTGCATACTGGCTTCTGACGCGTGCTCAGCCACATGTCTGCGAATCATGGGTAGCTTTAATTCTTTCGCGTATGATTGAACATCCGCGTGCCATTCTTCTTGGGTTTTAATGGTCAATGAATCCCCTCCTTTGTGGCTGTCATTTGAAATAACTGATCATAATCACTCATCTGGTTTCTGGCCTGTTCGGCAATAGCTTCCGTATCCTGAGACGACGGCGGCGTGATCGGCTGTTCGTTGTTTCTGGCACATATCGCTTTGATTTTATCGGTGGTCACGTGTTTTGGATGCATCGCCTCCAGTTGGTCGATGGCGGCTAAGACGGTGTCGAAATCGCCCTCGTCCCGCAAGTAGTGACAAAGCGCTATGAAATCCCGCTCCCTTCCTGTATAATGGGTCTCGTAAATAGCTTTGATTTTTTGATCCGCCTGGTGCAGGGCTAAGCTTCCCCCCAATGCACCGGGCTTTTTTCGTAAGGTCTCCAAGACGTGGGAGAGTTGAAGATTCCACCGATGGTGGCCACTGAGCCGTTCATGATTCGCGATACACGCCTCGTTGTAAAAGCAACGGATACGCTCCGCGTACACTTTCACCATGATCATTTCACCGACCAAATGATCAGGCACCGAATAACGGTTTTGCTCAATCACCACGGTCGCGTATTTATCCACGCGAGCGTACTTCACACGAGCCGCATCCCATTTCGGCGGTGCTTCTAAAAGGTGCTCACGTTCTTGCTCAAGGCGCTGTGTGGGCGTTTGACCTTCGTATTGGCTCATAGATTTCTGATTGAGTTTTTCCGAACATACCCCCTCGAGAAAGTGGTTCGCTTCTTCTAAACTCTCAAAGGTGTCTTTGATGGCGAATGCCTTGCGCCGAACGACGTCCACGCTGCGTTCCACATGGCCCTTTTCATTGCCGCGGCGGATATTACAGAACCGGTGTTGAAACCCGTAATACACCATCAGTTGCATCAGGCCTTCTGTGGGCCCTTTTTCCCCGGCCAGACCTCTAACAGCGACGCGCATGTTGTCATAGGTGAGTGTGGTATGAACGCCGCCGACATGGGCAAAGAAACGCGCGTGTGCTTCTTGGAAGCACTCCGTCGTTTGCTTGGGGAACAGACACGCCCACCGATAATTCCCATACGCCGATGTGAAGACGGCCATTTGGAACGGCTGTAGTCGTCCGTCCACCGTTATTTTTACCTCCCCCCAATCAAATTCACAAACATCTCCGGGCATGTACGTTTCTTTAATAAATGCCTCCTTGGCTCTGTGTTCCAACTGTCGAACCAACCGACGGACCGTACTGTAACTAATGTCCAGCTCTTCATCTTCTAAAACCTCATACATGTCCATGACTGTTTTTTGTTGTTTCTTCTGCCCCTTTTGGCGCTTATCCCGATTTTCCTCAAGGAAAGTAAGGATTCGTTGTTCAATCTCCGGTGTGAGTTTACGTTTAGGGCGAGAACCGGTGGTGTACGTCGGCTTCTCTGTTAAGGCTTCGATCAGCGCCTCGACATCGACATCTTCGCCTCCTTCCATGAGTTGGTTACGCTTCTGTTCGTATTCCTTGACGTATTTACTAACTGTTTCCCGGTGGGTCCCTATATCTCGGGCAATTTTTCGTATCGATTCCCCCTCGTGCATATACTTCATTAATGTTTGGTACTTTTGGCTCATGGTGATCATCTCTCCTGCCCCCACTTGTATGTATGACACAAGTGAGATTTTCGATCGTACTGGCCGGATTTTCAATGAACATGGTGGCCTATTTTTAAGTTATCAAATACATGCCAGAAAGCGTTATACCCTTCGCCTATGAAATCTTTGATAGACATATCTTGCGTTTTAGTCATCTTGTGGCACATCCTCAATAAATCGCGGCGTTACGTCCTCGACCGTATGATCTTGCTTGTCGCGCCACGTTGAAGCCTTTCTGTTTTTCAGCCAGAAAATAGCCATTGTCGGATTAGGGGGATGCCACTTTTTAACCGTTACAACATCACCTTTGTTGGTGACGGATTCTTCTTCCTGGTAGTAGCCTCTCGCCGCCTTGTGCATGGCGTTTTCGACCTCGTAATCGGCAACCTCTTTGCCCTTTTTAATGGCATCCGAAATGTCAACATGTTTTTTCATCCACTCGTAATAAGTGCTTGTCGTTATCCCCATATTCCTAGCGATTTGCTCGTCGGTAAGACCATCACGCGCCCAACCTTCAAGCAAAACTAATCCTTCATACGTTAGCCATTTATGATATTTTCCTTTTGCCATTTGAAGCACCCCCTTTCCGTCCAATGGACGTTATGTAAGCCATAAAAAAAGCGCCCGATATGGGCGCAAAAAATAATGGAGGTAATACATTGAGAAAGAACACAATGGAGAAAAACCAAATTATGAACGAAACTGACCGAAAGAAAGGGATGAACCACCTATTATGTCCACACTTACATAATATCTGATTTTTGCGGGCTATTTGCACACGGTTTGCACATGATGTGGTTTTAAAATAAAGTCACGACGTTTATAAAAACGTTGCGAAGGTTTATCCGTTTGGATTTGATGATTCCAAAGGGTGTTTTAACGGAAGACACTATGCAACAATCAAGCCATTATATGGCATAAAAGTGGATAATTCTTTTTTCATGGAACATGCTATGGAGAAAAGGAAAGGTGTTTCCATGAAAGGGAATAAGGTCGATAAATTTGTTTTAAGAGGCACGCTGATTATTACAGCAATCAGTTTACCCATTTTGTTGTTAAGAAAGAAAAAGTCAATAAAAGATTGGGTAATTGCTTATTTATTTAATGGAATAACCAATGGGATTATAGATAATGTTCTAGCTTCATACAAAATACTTGAATACCCAGTACGTCATTTCCCGAAATTATTTAACACAAGTTTGTTATTTGATTTTTTTGTATACCCTACATTTACTGTTTTCTTCAATCAATGGACGGATAAAGATAAGCCAAAGATAATCTTATATAAATTACTTTTTTTATTATTACCACTTACTTTATGCGAATGGTTGATAGTAAAGAGAACCAATTTACTCAAATGGCATAAAGGTTGGAAATGGTACTATTCTTTAGTATTCATGACCTTTAAGTCTTTAACAACAAGAGCACTCGTAGGGTTTGTAAGAAAAGTAAGCGATAAACAGAATAGATAGTAAGATAATTAAGTCCTTTTACGCCAGAATCAAGGCGCTTTGTTGAAAATCACATCAGAAAATGATCAATCTTTTTTCTAAATGGATTCATCCTGTTTACGGTATGAGGACTTGTGAGGTATTTTTGATTAAACTTTATTTTAAAGATACATATGATTAGCGCCACCCGATTTTTTGAGCCACTAACTGCACAAATTCCGTTCGGTACTTTTGCGCCGTATTTCGGTGCATGTGATTTTCGAGCGCCACGCCTTCCCATGTCTTTTTGTTTCGATTCCAGTACCTTGAATGGACAATCGCCCTATGCTCATCGGAAGATTGCTCATACGAACGATCTATCGCCTGTACGATCTCTTCAAGATTTCGCAAACGCTTATCCGTCGTTAAACGTGTGGCAATGACTTCCGTTGGTCTGTTTGGGTAACGGTATGAGTTTTCCCCTTGTCCTATATTCTCGTCATTATCCCCGCCCGAAATGATCTGTTCGCGCAATTGCATGATTTCCTTCTTTGTTTCACGGTAAGCGTATAATTCGGCTTCAATATGCTTAAATGTTGCAGGCTTCAACTTCTCCCCGATCATTAGAAAAATCCCCTTACATATACTCTTGATTTCTCGAAATGGTCTGCAAAAGCGACCCTTGCACCTGTATGCTTTCCAATGCGGCAAGCGCCGAACGGTGCATTTCCAAGGCTGAATCTCGTTCAAATTTCAAGTCTGCACAACGCCCGCGTGCGACATCGTTGATCAAACTTGCAGGCATTCCCTCATTTCGCAAGTGAATAATTTCTTGATGAAGGGCTATCCTGTATGATCTTTCAGCTTCTGCGCGTTCCTTTGCTAACTTAAAAACTTCTTTGGAAGCCTTGTCTATCCGTTGGCTCGTCGTATACATTTCTTTCGTGATTGATTGAAATTCCATGACAGCAAACCTCTTTCACATCCATACAGTAGCCACGATGAATGTCACAATTGAAGTGATGAAAACGGTTAAGAACTCTTTGTACTTCGCTTTATCTTCCGTTTTGTCTGATGCCAAGTACGCAAAAGAAGACATGATGATGAATAACAGCACAATTTGAAATGCGATAACCATGTAAATCCTCCTGACATAAAAAGAGACACCACCCCACTGTTTTTGTGGAATGATGCCCCTCCGCTTTTTGGTTAAGGCGTTTATTTAATTGACAACCTCTTTTTTAAACCATTTTTTATGGCGTAAATCTTCCAATTCAAACCTGTATTCCCTGCTGTCTACTAACGTGACTCTGTTCATGAAGTAAAGTTTATGTGTTTCCTTGTTTAGCACTAATTGCATAGCTTCATTTACATCAATCTGCCTAAAATTTATCTTTTCTTCGCTCATTATATCCCCCTATATTTTTTGGCTTTCCGTACTTTCTACTCGATCAACTTTGCCGCCAAGCCACACAATATTTTGCTGTCCGTACCCACTTTGCGGCTTGTTTACTTTCGTAACCTTTCCATTCTTGACTACGTATAGACTATCCTCGGAACAATCTATTTCCGCTTTCATGCTCTCTACATTCGTTTTCATGTAATCCCCCAACGGTTTTTTAGTTTCGTCGGTTTTTGAATCCTTCCATGCTTCGTAAATTGCTGGATTGGCTTTGTTTCATGGAATGCTTGACCTGCTCGGCTGTTTCTTGTATGTCAATCATCGTCATTTTCATTGCTTCGTCCTCGGATTTTCCAGTCATGAACGTGACGAATGCGACTAATTCTCTTAATGTCATGTTTTGCATGTTTTTCATGGTATCTACCCTTTCAGTATTCGATGTTGTGTCGATAGTTTCCCAACCGTCTGAAAAGCGTCTTTATCTGTGATTGTCATGCCCTCGTCGCGCGCTTCCTCTTTAATGATGTTCTTTTGCCAGTTGATTTGTGGGTTTCGTTTATTTTTTATCATTCGTTCTCATCCTCTTTTGTGTGTTTTTTGTTGGGTTTATCTCTTATTAATTCTTCTTTTTCAGCGAATAAATCTTCGCCTTTCCCGATATAATTGCCGTCACCGTCATAAAAGACAAATTTATTCTTTCTGCTTGCGCTCATTACTTCCCAAGCCCTAACGTAGCCGCCGCGCTTTTTACCGCCATATTCATACGGTCGTTGTTACTCGGAAATGTACTGTTTCGGTATTCCCTGTAATAGCTTGAAGCCAATGACGCGAATGTAGGTGCAATTTCAAGCAAGGCGGGCGCTACTTTATTCAATTCTTCTTCAATCATTTCCAATTCAATTTGTGTCATGCCGTTAAAATCGCTCATCTTATGTCAAATCCTTTCTGCTAATCTCGAATGTTACCCTGTACGTTTCATTCGTTATCGGGGTTTCTGTTTCCGTGGCAGGAAGAACAACGAAATCAACATCCCTATTAAATTCCACACTGACAACGGACGATTTTCTTTTTTTAACGTGTTTGATTGCTTCGTTTACGCTCATTCTTCTTCCCCTTTCTCACTGACAACCGCCGTCGCGCTTCTTCCTAAATAAACAATTTGAACGTTCCCTTGTTCATCCACCCATCGCAAACGATCATTGCTGTGTTCAATGTCAAAACTTCCTTCGGTGCTGAAAATTTCTTCGCCGCCTTCGGAATAAACGGTGATTTCGCGTTCGATTCCGCCGTCAAATTCGCTTTGAATGGAACTTAACGTTCGTTGAAAACTCTCTGTATTTGTTAGCGGAATTGTAGCGACAATGCCGCCGATAAGCACAACCGCTGCTACACCCAAAAGAACGTAATTTTTCGCTGTTTTCTTGTTGCCGTTTCGAAAACGTTCACCTACTGTTTGTCCTTTGTTTTTCCAGTTCACGAAACCAAAAATACACGCCCCGATAATCGCGATTGCCGCGACCCATAATAATATTATCCATCCCATTTAACCTCCTCCATTTTTCGTGCTGTTTCTAAATAGTCTAGTGGCACTTGTGCGCCTTTTTTAACTTCGTAGGCATGTAACTCCATGGAGTTATATGGGATGCTTTTCCTGCCGCCGTTTGCCGCCTTGTCGAAGTAATCTTTTAATATATCAAGGGGCACGATGAAAACTTCCCCCATATCACGAAACTCCAATAAAAGGAACGCGATTGCGCCATGGTCGCTCACTTTTTGCAAGTGTTTGATTTGATGATCGGATATATTTTTAAGCGGAAAGCTTTTGCCAGTGACGCTCTTTGCTTCAAACGTGATTGATCTTCCTTCGAACGTTCCTGAGAAGTCTACCGTCGATTTGCTTTCATAAAACCCTTTAATCATGCCCTTTTCTGAGCCTAGAACACGTACAGGTGTTGGCAATTTGTCGATAACGGCGACACCTTTTGCGTCGTAATCTTTATTCGCTTGCTGTATGCGTTTTTCGAAGTTCATGCCGCGATTTGCGTAGTTGGTTTGCTTTCGGTATTCTTTCGTTGTCATTCGTTCCTGCTTCATAAGATGCCACCATCCACAAGCAGTATCGCGCTTTTATCTTGACTGTCATTAAAGGCATTTATTAAATCGCTTCGCGTACCAATTTCCACGTTCAAGAACATGTTCAGCGCTTCGTTGCGCGTCCTTTCTTTGTCGGGATGATGTTTGCCCCCTGACATATTTTCAAAGATGGTAGACGCGCGCTCTGTGTCCTCTGCACGTATAAGAGCGAAGAAGGGTTCGTTAAACTCGAAGTATTTCATGGTGTTATGTCTCCTTTGCTTAATAGCCGTTGGCTTGCCGTTCGTGATTCACCTGATTTTTCTCGAAGTACGCTTCTTCTACTTGTTCTAACGTGAATCCAAACGCTTCTTTCCCAATCGCCAAAAACACGCCCCAAGCCATTCGAAAAAAGTATTCTGGCAGTGTATAACTGATGATCTTTTCTTCGGATTCTCTTTTCATGTAGGATTCTGTAATCATGTTATTTAACTCGATGAACGTTTCTGATACATCTTCTTTTGCTTCCACTTCTTCAATTGCTCCGTCGACTTGTTCTTCGTATAGGAATAGCGCTTTTTCCCACCCTTGATGAATCGCTATGGACAAGAAAAAATGGGTTACATCGACATATTCTTCAAGCAATCCTTCGCGCGGGTTTGGGTCGTTGCTCCAAAACTTGAAGCCGCGCCAATCGTTTTGTACTTCTCCTAATTCGACAATCAATGCTTGAAATAAAAATGGAAGCCTGTCCATGCCTTGCAAGTTATGTTTTTCGATAATGCTTTCGTCTAGTTCTCTTTGCGTTTCCAGTAATTTTTGTAAGTCCATTAAATCTCCGCCCCTTCTTTGTAGTCGTTCCATTTCCTTCTTATCCTCCGAATACGCCTGTTCACTGATTGCGCGTAAACCCCTAACCTTTGCGCTACATCTTCTGTGCGTTCGTCTTTTAACCGCGAGCGCACAATGTCCAAGTCGGTTTTATCTAATCGGCTCATGAAATCTCGCACGAAAATTGCTGTATAATCGCCGTCTTTTCCGACGCTTTTATCGAAGTAACCTTTGTCGCCCTCGCCTTCGCCCTGATAATCTGAAAAGGTTAATAGTTTCTTGTCTTGCAAGTAGCTGTAAGCGAATCCTATTTCTTTCTTTGAGAAGTCGGGGTAATGCTTTTGCGCTTCTGCGATGGTTGCACCTTCTAATCCATCGCGCTTGATCGCGTGTTCTAAATCCTTGATGTAAACAGGCACATATGCGCCGCTATTGTATTTTTTGATCTCTCGCATGGACATAATATATAGATGGTGGTAGGCATACGTAACAAACGTGAGTTTCTCTGGATTGTGCTTTTCAAAGATTTTAAGGAAGGTTAAGCGCACTACCTGTGTAATATCTTCAAGTTCAAGCCCTTGTTTGTAGCCGATACCTTTCAATCTTTGGGCTGTCTTGTGGATAAGTTTTTCGTATTGCTCCAAGGCTTCATCTATCGTTAAATGCTTTCCGTCAAGTTCTTTTATTGTCATGTTCCTTTCTCCTTTTCAATGAGCCGCGTAATGTACCACATCGCCTTATCTAAATCCTCGATGCCGTTCTTTTTATCCCATCGCCATAAGTATTTGATGGCGCTTGCTGTAGCGAATGCTTTTTCGCCGCTTAAATCTTTTGTTGCTTCGTCGATGGCTTCAAGGCATTTTGTATCGTTGTTGTAATGATCGGGGCTGTCCTGCCCTTGTTTTTCTTCGTTTTCCATGTCGTTTTCTAGCTTTTCAATAACATCTTCGATGCCTTTGTTGTACGCGAACTTTAAGAGGTCAACCATTCAACATCACCTTTATATAATTCGTTTAGTGAGTCGTGCTTCTTATGCTCGAAGTAAACTCTTTTAATGCCTGCCGCTATAATCATCTTTCTGCATTGGTGACAGGGTTCATGTGTCACGCGCATGTATGCGCCTTGTGCCTTTTCTCCTGCTTCCATGAGCGCCGCCGCTTCTGCGTGGACGGTATTTATGCAATGTCCGTCATGATGGCATTGAACACCGTCACAAGGGTTTATTGGGCGGTTTGTTCCCGCCCCTACAATCCGATTGCCGCGATAAATAACGGCTTTCACCTTCAATTTTTGGCAGTAATCCGTTCGCATGGTTATTCTGCCGCCCGCATTATGACAACGTAGTAAGATTGTCCGTTATCATCTTTCTTTTCGAGGATATTGCCCATTTGCTCATAGCCACGTTTTTCATTGTCCAATATCGCATAATAGATTTCTTGAAGGGTTTGTCGTTTGATCTTGAATCGCATGTTATAACCGCCTTTTCATGTTGGTAGGGTGATTCGATGGTTTAGCTTCTTCTTTTCTCTGAATGCTTCTAAGTGTCGATGAAGTGATTTCCTGTATCTTGGTTGTAAGTAGAAATTTAGTTTGTTTGAATCGTCGCTCCAGGAAAGCGCCTGTTTTTCTTCGACAATCATTTCTACAACTTCACATAGATATATGATGTTATTGGATGCAAATTGCTGATAAAGTTCTGCGAGTGTCGGGTTGTCATGCATAGTTATCACTGTATTCTTGCGTTGATTTGTTGAATCGGAAAGGAAGGCTTTTTGTCATGCCATCCCTGTTTTTACGGATGATAAATTCGATTTCGCTTGTGTTTGATTCGCCTTGTTCCTGGTAGTCATCGCGGTAAAGGAATGCGATTAAGTCGGCAATTTGTTCGATGCCGCCACTGTCTCTAAGGTCTGCCATTGTCGGGCGCTTGTCCTGCCTGCCTTCAACGGCGCGGCTTAACTGCGATAAGCATACGACGGGTATTTTGAACGTTTTCGCGATGTCTTTAAGTCCGTTTGTCACGCTATCGACTTCAAGATCACGACGGTTGCTGTTCCGTTCCGTTGGATTAATCAACGTGAGGTAATCCACATAAACAACATGGTCCATGTCTGGGTATCGTCGGATGTTCTCGCGAACCGCCGCTTTCATTTCTGCGACATCGAAAACATCGTCGCGAACGTCCATTTTCATAGATTGCAAGTATGCAACGCCGTCGGCGTATTTCTGGTATTTTTCCGCATCCCCTGTAAGATATTTGTTCACTTGCTTAACTTCTCCAAGCCTTAATTTCGTCGATGCCGATAGGATGCGGTCGATAATGTCGCCCGCCGACGTTTCCAACGAAAAGAACGTCGTGAAAACGCCTTTTTTCTGCGCTTTAAGGGCTGAGTTAAGCACGAATGCTGTTTTCCCTACGGACGGACGCGCCGCGACAATATGCAATTTCGACGGTTGCCATCCGTTCAGCGTTAAATTCAAGTTCAAAAAACCTGTATCCACGCCCGAAATTCCTGTTTCTGGGCTTTGTTCATGTTCGATCATTCGTTGCTTTACTTTCTCGCTAAATGAAACAGGCGGTTTCATCGTAGCCGTTTCATAAGGCTGTAAATCACTTATAAGAGCCGTTATATCTTCGATGCGACTGTTACCCTGTGAATCTTCCAGAAAAGACTGTGTGAATCTCCTAGCCTTCTCCACTGCGAAGAATTTAAGAATGACTTCTTGTTGATACTTAAAGTTCTCTTTTGTAAGGAACGCTTCGCGTACTTGTGTAAGATGAGCGAAGCCGCCCATATTCGTAAGCGTTTGTTGATCTTGCTGTATAAGCGTGTGGTAAGTGGGGCGTGTATCCTTTGCGGCTAACGACTGCATGGTCTGAAAAATAGATTTATGCCGTTGGTCGATGAAATGATCGACCGTAACAAGGCATTCTTCTAAAAAGTCGGGTTCTTCCATGAGGGTAGCGAGTAAGATGCCCTCATTCTGGAATTGTTCGTCGTAAATGTGTTGGTGCCGCATGGCTTATCCTCCTGCTTGTTCTTGCTCTCTCTGCCTTCGTTCTTCGTTTTTTCTATCAAGTTCCAGTTCAGCTTCTATTTCTTCTTTGGTAATGTAATTAAGATTAGGGTCCTCGCCTACCTTTGCAGGCTTTTCAAATTGAAGAACATTGCCTTTCATAGGTTCTTGGTAATCATCGAACGTTCTTTGGTTCAGAAATGTTTTAGGATGCTGTATAAAACGATCTTCCGTTCCTTCCCTCTTTATATGATCGTTGTAATACTTCGCACCTCTTATCATTTCATCGGCGGTTGCTCGTTCATCGCTCTTTTTGTGATTGATGCGAGCGAGGAACTTTTTCTTCGCTTCTTGCTTGTTTCTCTTTTTGGGGTAGTTGCTCCAAAACTCATTGAAATAATCAGTGTCAATTTGCACGTTATTTTCTTTACTATACTCTCCTATACTATGTGTACTTTCTGATGTCTGTTTCTCTACTGCATCTGAGTTTCTGATGTCAGAAACTAAGTTAATTCTGTCGGGAACGGTTATAAGGGTGTATTCGCTTTGCATAGTAACCTGGGTTCTTTTATATACTGAATGCACAAAATGATCTTGTATTCTTCTCGAAGTAAGGACGTTGTATTTGTCATAGATTGACTTATCGAATATCTCCCATTTGATGCAGTCGTCTACAATCGCCCTCGTTTCTTCGACTGGAACATTCACTTTTTTGCTAAATAGCAGTTGTTCTTTTTCATTCCAATCAACGTAATAACCTTGTGAATAAATGCGCATGAACATTTTTATAAGAACGGCAAACCCTTTCGGTCCGTGTGTCGCTTCAATTAATTCGGATTCATCATCTAACTTTACGTCTAACGCGAAATAATCAAGCCCTTGCTTTGTCGGTCTAGCCATCGCTTTTCCCTCCTTTCCGTCTTATTCGAAGTGATTTCGATGCTTTTTCATCCATGAACCCAAGAAAGATGCCAAGAACGAATCATTTCTAAAACTTCTATCGCGCAACCTGATACATCTTCGTATATCTCTGAACCTGTAAAATGAAATACGGTGTACCCTTCTAAAAACAACTTTCGATCTCTTAACTTGCCTTTTTTAACCTGTTCTTTCGTTTTTTCATGGAAATCGTGACCATCGCACTCCACGATCAATTTTCTTTCCACTCCATTCACTGAAACAGTTGGCTTCCACGTAATAAGAAAATCGGCTACATAATACTTGTTTCTGTTGTTTAGTTTGATTGTCTTTTGCGGTTCTAAATCGACGAATCCTATTTCCCCTAGTTCTGAATCTGACTTAATGAGATTTAAAAGTTCGATTGCCATTGTTTTTTCAATAGGGCTTTCTGTTTTTTGTAAAATGTTATCTACCTGATTGAAATAAACGCTCAACGTTTCCAACAACTTTTCTTGTATTTCCTCGTTCGACGAATATTTTTCGCGGATATATTCTTTTAACAAGTTCATCGCAATTCTCCTTTTTCGGGAATAAGAGAGGGGGACCCCTTCATCAGAAAGGTAGGTCCTCATCATTGATCTCGACTTGTTGACCGTCGCCATACAGCGCTTGTGTTGCATCGTTTGTGCCTGCATCGTTTGCGCCTGCATCGTTTGCGCCTGCTTCGTTGTTACTTTGGCGCTGTTGTGATTTTGGCTCTAGGAACTGAACGCTTTCCGCTACTACCTCAATCGCTGTTACGTTTTGCCCATGCTTGTTTTCATATCGACGGCTTTGCAATCGCCCATCTATCGCTACAAGGCTTCCTTTTCCTGTATAGCTAGCCGCGTTTTCTGCTTGCTTTCGCCAAACGGTGACATTGAAGAAATCCGCTTCATTTTCGCCATGCTGATTTTTAAAGGGGCGATTGACGGCAATTCCGCCATTCGCCACACCGTACCCACTCGGCGTATATCGCAATTCCCAATCTCTAGTTAATCTTCCAATCAAGGTGACATTGTTCAAACTCATTTGATAAGTTCCCCTCTCTTGTGTTTGTGTCTGTATACTGCAATCAATCTCCTGTTTGTATTGAAGTGATTTGCTATATCTTTGTTTTTCATATCAGTTTCAAACAGCGAGGAAAGTTCTTTTTTGTTAATTTCGTAGGTGTCCTTTATTTCCGAAATCCCTTTAATCTCAATGTTATTTTTTGATAATAGTTTCCTTATAGAGACATGGGCGCATTTATATTTTTTGGAAAGGGTACGAATGTTTGTATCAGAATCACTTTTGTATTCATTGATGATTTCATTTGCGTACTTACTAACGTTACTATTCACCAAACCAGTTTCATGAGCGTGTGACATGTTCTCTTTCTGGGTACACCATTCAAGATTATCGGCATTGTTATTAATAGGGTTTCCATCAATATGGTTTACATTAGGTTTGTTGCCAGGGTTTTCAATGAAGGCTTTAGCCACAAGCCTATGAACCTTTACGCTTTTTCTCCTTCCGTTAACTCTCAAATCCACCTTCAAATAACCTGTTGTCGTTTTTGATTTATTTAAGATCCTTCCTTTACTAAACCTAAAACCACGACCGTTATAAACTTCCCTGTCTTTTGACCTCACTTCACCTGTATTGCTGACTTGATAATATTTTTCATATCCGTCTATATCCCGCCATATGGTTTCTTTCATACGGCTTGACCCCCTGCTTGTTCTTGTTCATTTTTAGCTTGCGCGTACCATTTTTCTAGCTTTCGTAGTGCTTCCGTCGCTTCTTTTTCTGTTACTTGCTCTAAGATGCTAATGCCTAGAGAAGAAAAGATTTTGTCCATCGGTGCATTCCGCATTGTTGATAAGGCTTTCGCCGCTTTTGTAATGTCGTCCTTTTGCTTCATGCTAGCCAGTTTCGGTTGCTCTGTCTGCTTCTGTGCTTGATTCTGCGACGTTCTTTTCTGTTGTCCTTGTTGTGGTATTTGTTGCGCTCTGTTTGCCTGCTGTGGCTTATTTCCTTGTGTTGTGTCGGGGTCATCGTCGTCGGTAGGAACACCGAAAAACTTCAAAAGAAAATAACGTTCACTGTACGTAAGCCCTGAACCGAATGCTTTGGATATATCATCTTGTGCGCCGTACAGCTTCCAGGGAATACTGATGCTTTCGCCACTCTCGGCATCTATCCACGTATAAGTGATGTTTCCGCGAACAATGTAATTTTTCCCTTCCTTCTCATCGGTGATATTATCCATTTGCGGCATAAGGATTAGACCAACCTCGTCCATTTTTCCTTTGATTTTTGAAAGCACCTGCGAACCGCTAACGTAGCTGTACTTATATCCTTTGCTGTCTTTCTGGAAATAATCTATTTCCTTTCTGACTTCGACGATCTTCTTAAATAGATTTGTGTTATTCGCTTGTTCATCCATCTTTGCAACCTCCTATTTAAATCTGACTGATTCGGTCTGTATGATCTCCGCACCTTCTGTTTCGTCGCCCTCTTTCAATGAGTTCAGCAAACCTTTTCGATCAATTTTCGGTTCTTGTTCAATGAAGAACGCTTTCGGTATAAGCCCCTCGTCAATAACGCGAACGCTCGGTGGATTGTTTTGGACGTTTGCGGTAAATACTGGCGTTTTCACTTTCCGTTTGCCTGTTTCGATCATGCTTTCCGTTAAATCTTCCTTCATGCGCTTCACTTTGTTTTCTGCCGCTTTCCTTCGATCTGCAAGGCGCTTTTCTTCTGCTTTCATCGCGTTTATATCAGATTCGATGTTTTTAATAACGTAGAAGTAACCTTCTGCTTTTCCGTCGATAGAATCTTCAATCGCCTGCAAGGTATCCGTGAACTTTTCCGCATCCGCGCCTTCTTCGATCAATCGTTGAATCAGTTTGTAGTTATCCGTAAGTTCGTACAGGCTACTCATTGGGTTACTCCCTCCATTTCGGGGAACAGTTTCTGTTTCTCTTTTTCGTTAAGAATCGCGATTAATAAGAAAGAGTGAAAACGTGCGGTTACACGGTAAAATCCTTTTTGGTGTTTCATAGCTTTCATTTCATAAACAACATCCAACTTCGCGAACGATTGCGCGTTCGTATGAATTTCAATTTCACCGTTTATATTCTTGGATATGTTAATAACTCCGAGTTTGTCCAAGTGTTCAAATGCTTCAGAAGCTAGGTTTCCGTATTCTCTCATTGCGTGTAATTTGTTCATGGGTTTACCCCCTGTTCCATTGCGCCGCTTCCTGATATGCGTTACAATGGAAATACTAATAAGTTTTTTGCCTTCAACCTCATGTGTTACCGCACATGGGGTTTAATTTATTTCCTTTAAATCGTTCATTGCATGATTGACAAGACAATGTATATCCCCACATATAAGCATCCCTTCGCTTGATTCATAGGCTTCAAATTTATCGGTTATTTCCCATTCGCAATACTCACACTCGCCAATGATGGTTGGTTCTTCTCCGACATAACCTTTGTTTTCCATTTCTCGTATCACTGGGTGATCGGGTATCATTACAATCCACCTCTGCCATCAAAAACGCTCCCTAATGTCAAACACGTTAGAACTGAACCGTAAAATAAAATCAGTAATGTTTTATCTTTCATGCTTCTGCCTTCTCCTTTTCCATTTGCGCCATATTAGGCAATACAACTTCATTTGCTACGCTTTTTGCAGTCCACTCATCCTTAACCTCATCAATGTTCAGTTCAATGTCTCTTTCAGCCGCATACATCATGCTTTTTATTGCGGGTTTTAAATCGTATAAATCCATAAAGTTATTTTTGATATCGTCGATGTCGATGTTTTTATTTGGTCGCCGTTTGGTTATGGCTCTTTCAATCTCATCCAATGAATCAAGCGCCGTTGTTAGCTGTTGCCGAGCATTCATGATTGATTCTGGCAAGCGTTCGGATAACTCAGGATGAACAGGCGGTACAGCGAACGGATGCAAGCCGTAAATGTTAGCGACAATATCCCAACCCTCTCGCCAACCTGTTAATTTGCACCACTCAGCCGCCGTTTCAAGGCGCGGTTCCACTTCTCCAAGTTCGATTTTTGATACTTGTTTTTGCTCTAAAAACAGCTTTCTTGCCAACGTCGTTTGTGACGAAATACTAGGATTTTGGCTATTTAGACGGAAATGTTTGAGCCAACTTCCTAGGTTCTTTCTGGAATAGTATGAGTTCACCTTTCTCACCTCTTTGTTTAGCGTTTTTATTCCATTAGAATATAATTAGACAGCATTCATCGTTGATTGATTCATAATCCAACGGTCAATGGTGTTTTTCTCGAAAAATATTCTTGAACGGACGCGGAAATGAGGTAATTCCTTTTTTCTAACCATTGAGTAAATCGTGTCAGTGTGTACGTGGAGATAGTCAGCAACTTCTTTTACGTTCATTGTTTCGTTCATTATTGTTTCTCCTTTCAGTTTGATTCCGTTAAGTTAAATTTTGTAACATTATCTTCAAAAAAAAGATCGGGAAAAAGTTCTTTCATGTCTTTGTCGAAAAAGTTTTCGTATTTGAGCATTGTTTTTCGACCTGCTGAAACGTAACCATGTTCAATCTTTCTTACGTAAATGGTTGATATACCAAGATTTTCAGCAAGTTTCGCTTGTGTTAATCCCTTTTCTTTTCTGAGGGTGATAAGTTTTTCACGTTTCATTTTTTTCACCTCATTTCTGTTAACTTTTTTAACGCTATATTTATAATATAAAGGTTACATTACTTAACGTCAACAGTTTTTTGTTAAAAAAAATAACAAACGATAAATATTTTACCGTTATTCGTGTATACTAGGGGGTGATTTGAGGTGATTTTAACGGTGGAACAAAAGAAAACGCTAGGTGATAGATTAAGGCTTTTACGCGGGAATCGAACGCAAGATGCAATCGCTCGCGGTGTTGGGCTTCAACGGTCAAGATATACACATTATGAAAATAACCGAGTCGAACCAGACGTTGAAACGATACAGAAGTTATCCAATTACTTTAATGTAACAACCGATTACTTATTATGTCTGTCTGACGACCCGCAAGGAAGAAGCGAAGAAATAAAAAAAGAATTTAACGACCCGCGTATTGACCTAATGTTTAGAGACCTCCAAAACATGACCGACGAAGAACTTGAAGAAGCCTTTGAAATGTTTAAATATATAAAGTTTAAATATGGGGATAAAGGATACAAGGATTGAAGGAAATTTTGAGTAAATAAAGTTAATTACTATATAAATATGAATTCCTTGCCAAATAAATATTGTATATATTAGGATGTACAAGTGATTATTTCGTAGGGGGCATAAAAACTTATGAGTGAAGAAATCAAAAGTGAACAAAAGGTAAAAAAACCTATTTACAAACGTTGGTGGTTTTACGTCATTATCGGCGTTGTCGTTATCGGGGTTTTTGGGGATGCGGATGATGAAGAAGTAGCAAGCGATGAAGAAGCAGAAGCAGAAGAAGCGAGCGAGGAAGCAGACACGGAAGCCACGGAAGATGAGGAAGCAACTGAGGAAGAAGCTACAGAAGAAGAAAATGGCGATGAGGAAGAACAGCAAACATATTCCCTAGATGATGAAATTGAAATCGACGACCATCACTTTGTTGTCCATGACATTGATACAGCGACGGACATAGGAAGCGAACACGTACCACATGAAGCAAGTGGAACATTCGTCTTGTTGGATGTCACCTACACAAACAATGATAGTGAATCTGTTCGAATGAGTTCCAGTGATTTTCAGTTAGTGCTTGATGATTCGACCTACGATTCGGATACAGGCGCGATCATGCGAGCAAATCAAGAAGGAACAGACACAGGCGATACATTCATCGGTGAACAGGTGAACCCTGGTTCTGAGATTAATTCAACGGTCGCTTTTGATGTAGCCGACGATGTTGCAGAAGATGAAGATTTACAGTTAAAAATAGACGTTGGCATTTTCGGCGGTGAAGAAGCAATCGTTGACTTGCGATAAATAACAATAGCCTTGTTTTTTGCAAGGCTTATCTTTACAACTATTATAGGAACATACGTTTGTTAGGAAGGGTATTTGTTGCTTACTTACACACATCTTGAAGATTATATAACATCATTATACGGAGTAATGTCTATATACAGACCAGAACAATTAGACATGAAATCCATTGCAAATTATCTAGGTGTTTTTATTGAACCTAGTGAAACGGTTAGTTTTAATACAGGGAATATAATTATCGTTCCAAAAAATCACCCTCACATCTGGGAGTTGTTCAGTCATGAGTTATCGCACGTTCTGTTAAATAAAGGGAATCAAAAAAGAATGGACGAAAGGTTTTTATACTATCAAGAAAAGAAAGCAAATCACTTCTCGTATCATTTCGGTATACCTACTTTTATGTTAGAAAATCTGGAACTTCCTCAAACACTCAAAACTGCTTCTATGTACGTAGCAAATCTATTTCATGTCACGTTTGACTTTGCTTTAAAACGCTTGAAACAATACCTATCCAAAAAGTTCCTATATACTTTAGAAAGGAGTTGTTAGGAATGGGAAGCATAGAAAAACGCGGAAAAGGAAAATTTCGTTTGTCCGTTGTCATCGGATATACGGAAAAAGGAAAAGCTATTCGTGAACGTCGGACGGTGCAAGCGAAAAATATAACGGAAGCCAGGAACGAACTGGCGAAGTTTGAAGCTGAGATTTTAACCGATCAATACGTAAGACCTGAAAAAATGATGTTACGTGACCTCTACGAACGTGAATGGCTAACGAAATATGCACCTGAGAAATATTCTCATAAATCCCTTCACTTATATATAAGCATTATTGAAGATCGTGTTTTACCTACGTTTGGGCGTATGAAACTATCAGATATAAAAACGATTCACGTTGTTAATTTTATCGACGATTTAAAAAAAGACGGAAAGCGTTTAGATGGAAAAGAAGGAGGGATTTCCCCTTATACAATACAAAACATTCACCAAGGGTTAAGCAGTTTGTTTATCTGCGCTCAAAAATTCGGTTTAATAAAAGATAATCCTGCTTCTGGCGTTTCCCTCCCTTCAACTGCAGGTCGTAAGATTAAGCTAGATTATTCGCTTGAAATGGTCTGGGAAATGATCGAAGCCATTAAACACGAACCCTACGAAAAGCAAGTTATATTTTGGATAGCCTTTGTCACCTCGGCGCGTTCTTCGGAAATCGCCGCGCTTGAAGATAAACACATACTAAGCGATGAAAATGCCATCCGTTTTGAGCAATCGTTGCATCAAATCGTTGGCGGGGGTTTTGGCGTTAAATCCATTAAGAACAATATAGAGGGTACAACAGCCATACCGCAAGAACTAACAACAATGATTGAAAAACTATTACACGAAAAAAGGAAAGACAAGATAAAAATGGGGAATAAGTGGGCTTATGATGACAAAATTTTTCTGCTCGCTAATGAGTACGGCGAACCTTTTCGCCCTGAGAGCATAAGTAATTGGTGGCTTAGGTTTATCAAACGACACAACCTTAAAAAAATCCGCTTTCATGATTTGCGCCACTTATCCATTACATTCCTTATCGGCAAAAATGTTCCAATGAAGTCTATAAGTGAACGTGCAAGGCACTCGAATATATCGACGACGATGGATGTATATGGACATAATATCGTTGATGTTGACCGTTTAGCCGCCGACCATTTCAGCGAGTTTTTCGATCAAAAAAAGGCAGGGGAATAA